TGGTGCAGTAACATCAACATTATTAATTTGACCATATTTAATAGTATCCGATGCTTTATAATTTAATATTTCAACACCATTTACTAATAATCCAGTAAATCCTGAAATTGTTGCAACGGGTTCCTCATTATCATTTACAGGAGGAACAAATTGTCTAAAAAGATCTTGTGATTGGAGTGTTTTCTTTCTAAAATCATAAGGTTCTATTCTGCTATTAGTAACTGTTGTTGCAGTATCGACAGATACATAGAGTCCATTAAAAATATTAGTTCTACTAGTTGCTAATTTAACTGTAGAAGCATCGACTCTTTCGACAAAATAAAGACCTTCATCAAATAATTCAGTACCATCAACAATAGTAGTTACTTCCCTTCCAAAAGCATCATAAGAGTTTTGGGATATTCTTTCTGGAGAATAATAAACAGCATCACCAGTATAGAACCCATGATCTCCATCTTCTTTAATTAAAAACTCAGTTCCTTCAAATCTTCCTGAAAATACAACTGCTTGATTACTAACATTTAAAGGTTGAGCATAATATGAAGGAATTGATCCTGTTGCAACTAGATATTTGTCACCATCATTATAAACATTTTGTACATTAGTTGAATAGATATTAACAGTTGGATATGTATTAGATACTGCCTTTAAAATCTTTCTTCTAACAGTAAGAGAACTTTTATCCGTAATTTCTCCTTGACCCTTAATATTAAAGGATCTTGCAGAATTAATATTAAGAACAGTAGAAGTGTTTAATGAAATTCCCCCTTGTAAAATATTAACTAAATCACCAACCTTTAAATAATGATCTACGTCTAAATTTATCTTATATGTAAAATCAGCAATATCAATTAACTCTATATTATTAATTTTATAACTTGAACCAACATTAAAGAACCAATCTTTACCTTTAAAGGTTTTATCACTAATACCTAAAGTTTTAATTTTAGCAATATCACCTTTTCCATATCTCTTAGTATCATTATCCCATTCTAATTTCTCTAATAGAGATCCAATCCTTACTTTAACATTTTTAGTGGAATTAGAAGAATCTGTTCCATATGCATAAGTGTTAATGCCAACATCAGTTGCATTATTAATAGTTCCATTAATATTTGTACATCCAAAGAATTGAGATATATTTCTAGAACTATATGAAACAATACCAGCAGTTCCATCAGCATATGTACAATATAATTCACCACTTGTCGGGAATCCTACTGTAGAATCAACATCAAGTGAAGTAGATCCAGAAGAAACCTGTCCAATTACCCTTGTTTTAGAATGAACGTTAAATTGACCATAAATTGATCCATCAACTCTTGCATCTCTATTATATCCAGCATCAATACTTAATTTATAATATGTTGTTCCTGCTCCCGTATTAATTGGTTCTACAGAACTGATAGGAGCATATGCATTAAAATACTCGTTTTTATATTCATTTTGCTTTAAAGTAGAATTCTCAAGATGAAGAGGATTACCTTCACCTTCAATAGATTCAACTACAAAGTCCTTTACAACCTTATAATTAGCATTTGAAGGAGTAAAGAGAAAATCTCTAGGTCTTATTATTTCTACGTCTTCTTTATATAATGCTTTAAATAAAATTTCAAAAGATCTATCAGTACCCTTACTAAGATAAAAATCTTTTGCCTGTTTTATAAAAATATCTTGATTCAGATCTGTATGAAGAGCACGATCCTCTAAACCTGGTAATAATTGATATTTTGTTTTATGTAAAAATTGCTTAAGGAATAATCCACTTAAATTCTGTACCTTAGACCCTCCTGTATGCTCCTGTGAGGTCGTTGAATCAAAGACTAGTACATCTGGATTAGTTTTACTTTTATATGAGGTTATACCACAGAATCCACGTACACATCCAGTAAAACAAGTTGTTGCAGTTCCTGTGTAAGTAATAATTTCATCATCAATACGAATTAATCCATAAGAACTTGGAAATCCATCAGTTCCTGCAGGATACGTTTGCATATCCACAGGAATAACATCAGTATAAGCATCTACTGAAGTAGATAACCCTACAGTATCAATTACATTGGTTTGTTCAGAAACTTTGGTATATTGATCGATATTTTCTATCAAATCAATAGGACCACCTTGATATTCTTGTCCTAAGTAATATTGCTTTAAAAATTCGGCAACTAAAGGAAACTCAGTCTGCGTATAAGCAGGAAGCTGGTTCTGAACTATATTATTAAACTGGATTCTCGTTTGTGGCATTTTATGATCTTACTAATGTCCCGTTGGCGTAACTAGAGGTAACAATATATTCAGATGCTGATGGATCTAATCCTGAAGAAATGTCATCCACAATTGTTTCAAAATTACTTGTACTAATATCTAGTTGCAAATAAAGATCCTGTAAACCGATGACATCATTTGATCTTGGACATGCTGACAATTCAATAATAGATTGACCATCTTTTATTTTGCCAGATAGCACATTAACTGGATTAAGAGTTATAATTCCATTTATATAATCAATTCTACCTACATTTCTTCTTACAATTGTTGGAGTTGTTGAAGTTGGAGTAGGAAGTGTAAACAAAAATAGAGATCCATTCTCTCTATTAGTATTAGGAACATCAGAAATGTAAACATCAGCATTAATTCCACTTATCCTAAAGGCAGAGGACTTAATGTTGTATCCACTCATACTCTTAATATGAAATTCATTACCAAATCCAATAGAATATTCCGCAAAACTATTTAACACTGCTCGAAGATCCCTTCTCATCTGGACTGTCGTAATATTAGAAGTTATTGCTTCACTACTTTGATCAATAACATTCAAAAACTTACTATATGCAAATCTTGCTCCATATTTGTTCATTTCAGCAGAATCTGCAAATTTATTTGCATTTTGAGAAACAATACTTGAGACAGAAGATCCTGAAGGTGCTAAATTCGTATTATAATAGATTTTTGAGTCAACTTCAATGTAAAGATACTTCAAATCAAGTATTTCAGGAACAATTCCAGCAACTGCATACTTTTTTAACTTGGTTCTGATGTTTTGTTTAATTAAATTAGGTATAAAGTCGCCAGTTTTAGGTTTTATACTAATAAAGACCTTTCCATACTGAGGAGGAACCAATTCTTCACCTCCAAAAACTGAAATTGACTCAGTTTCTTGATAAATTTTGGTTGGAATGATAGTTTCATAGTCATTTGCCGTCAAACAACGATTTTGAGAGGCATAAATGCGTGGAGCGAACTTTTTAATGGATTCTACAGTCTCAATATTCTCACCACCACTAGAAGAGATGTCTGTAGTGATTAAAGAGACTCCAGCAGTGACTGTATAGTCTAATCCATTCCTTTCATACGATAAATTACCCGCAAATTCAAATTGAGCAACCCCATTTCCAGAATCACCACTCGAAATTATGTAACTTGCAGTAATAAAATTATTTTCCTCTAATTTTTTACCAAAAATACCATCTCCAAAGAAAATTTGGTATCTTTCATCTTCAATTTCCTGAATATAGTAAACTTTTGACTCTGAATTGATGTCAAAAAGACTATCTTGAGTAGTATAAGTGGTTTCAGATGTAGAATTTTGGTTTGGTCGCACTACAACCTTTAATAATTCAGTATCAATACCAGCATTTGGTAAAATAAACTTAGCATTAGGAGTTTGAGAGCTAAAAGTAAAAGTTGAAGTGATTAATGACCCCTGATAAACACTAATTTCATTAAAATTAGCAATTCCATCTAATATAGGAACAGTAATATCACTTACAATACTAAAAATAAACGATTGATTGCCAAAAGTACCTGAAGTTGCTACCACAGGACCTGCTTTTAGTGTGATAGAGGCAGGTGTTGGAGTAATATTACTACAATCTACGAAAAAACTTATGGTTGCAGCTGCTGCTTTCCTTGATTTTGGTACATATCCAATATTTCTTGCTAATGAAACTACATTTTCCCTTAAAGTAGCACTATCAATGAACACTTCATTGGTTACCATGTTGGCATTATATGAAGTGATATACGTATTATATGCTAATACATCAATAATTGACGAAAGGTTAGACCCTTCAAAGTCATAATCAGTAAAAGTGGAGTTTGCTTTAAGATATTCTTTAAGCGATGTTTTAACCTGAGCAAAATCAAGGTTAGAAAAATTAACTAATCCCATTTATCTTGTTGATTGTAGTGCAAATTGCAGTTCTTGTGGCGGAACAGATGCCCCTATAATTTCATATATGATACGAACATCAAATTGATTATTATCAAAGTTAGGAAATGCTCTTACATTAAGTAAATTTATCCTTGGTTCATAGTTAATAAGGGATTGTTCGATCTCATCAACTATTTCTGCTGCAGAAATTTCATCAATATTCTCAAAAAGA